TCAGCCAGCAAATTGCGGGCATCGCGTAAAACATGGTCATGACGTTTACCAGTTAACTCCGCAATTTCCCTGGTGGACATCATTATCACGCCATTATTAGTAGGCGAAATCGGATACATCGGCACCTCCACACTGTGTGAGTTACCGCCCCCCGGCATGGTCTGGCGGCTCATTTATTCTACTGGATCTCCATACAGCTTTCAGAAAAAAATGGCGTGAAATATGAATTTAATTCATTGATTAATATGGTATATTAATTGAATCACATTGATCGGCGCTCGCTATCATGTCGGCATCCTTTTTGGCATTGCAGTAAACGGTTGAATCACGATCTCAACACATCCCCCTTTCACAACTTCACCGAACTCAGCCGTCAACCGCTTAATCTGGCTGTCGTCATGCCAGATGCCGAGCTTTGTCATAGAGTCCAGTGGAGCCTTGAAGAAGTTATCCAGATCACGGCGGGCGCGGGTCGGCGGGAACAAAACGACATGAACAGATAGATCACCGTCCATCGGTATTGGATAGCGGCGCAGCTGCTCCAGTACACGAGCGCGACATTCGGTGTGGAATGCCCGCCCTTTGGCACTAACCAGATGGCGACCAGAAAGCGGCCCCCGCGAGGGGGCGCGCCAATATGTGTTAACGCTAGGTGGGAATGGGAGGTACAGCCTCATGCAACCTCCATGTGATAGCCGGGGATTAGCTCACAACTTTTCTCGCACTCGTTACCCCAACTATCCCAACCATCGACCTGACCCCGAGCGAATAACTCAATGCGAGGGACATCACCAAGCAGCTGCACCAGCAACTCTCGGAACTCGGGCGGCTTCGCGCTATGTTTCCCACGCGGGAATGTCTGATGCTGGCAAATACTGGCATCGAGACGTAACGGTAATTTCCCTCTCACAGCGAATAGGCAATCTTCAGAGTTAGCCCTGGTCATATGTCCCATGCCGATCGCACTAGTTCCTGTTCGTCGGTTGGTTTTGTGCCAGGTAAACCCCTTCATCGTCATCAGACGGAACCCCCACGCCTCAACGACGCGAAGAGCCTCTAACGGCTGTGTTGGCACCCACCACATAGCTAACAGGCAGTTATCACCAGCCATATCCCATACCGGCAATCTGCAGATCTCTTGTGCGCTCATAGTCGCATACTTATGCGAGGCACCACGTTTACCACTGGAAGCCTTATCACGATATGACCAGGGCGGATCGGCGTAGATAATTTGATACTTCACAGAACGCCCCCTACGCAGTTGTCATAATCCATACGAGGATCACCACTGATACGCTGAGTGCCGCGTACACGGAGTGATAGCTCATTACGACGAGCCACAACATCGTTGATCTGGTATGCATCAGCATATACCGCCGCTTTTGCCAGCTCCGTTAATGCCCGTCGATTCAATCCACGCCCAGCCAGCTCCTCTGCTCGCTTGCAATGCAAGGCGGCCATTCTTGAATTTTCCCTGCTCATGCCACCCCCCTGCTTGTGTTCACGCGTATCTGGTGCCTGATACTAGCCAGCGCGGCCAGCCCAATTGACTTGTAATACTCCGGGTTACCGGCTAGCTCTGCGGCTGTTTTTGGCCGACGGTTATCGGCAATGCGGGCGACTGGATTGGGGATAGTCTTACCTTTCGCGATATCACGCGCCCAGACGGCGAGCTTAGATTTGATGGACTTCATCACCTCAACGTCGGTGTAGTTGTACTGCTGCATCAGGCGACGCACATCCAACACGATCCAGTACATAACCGGATGCGGCCAGGGGTATGTCTCCGGGGACTGATAGCGACCGCGCTCTGCGGCATACCGCTTGAACTCATCAAAAATATCCGACGCCGCTGGCAACCCAACCGCTGAAACCATCCCATCACGGCACCAGGCAATAAACTTTCCGCAGCTCGGCCAGAAGTCAGTCTCCTGCTGGCGCGCAATACGCATACCGGCGCGGACCTGCTCGACTGTCGTGATCCCGTTCTCGGCAAATGCCAAGATCCACTGGCGTTTAGTCGCCGCTTCGGCGGATGGGTCGGCCATCACCGTATGCCTGGCTGCCGGGAAGATCTGAACCAGGTTGTCGAACAGCACATCCACCAGGTGCTGGGCGTCGGCGTTTACTACTCGGCGTTGGCTAACATCACCACTGGCCATAGTCGCCAGCGTGCCACCATCGCGATTTTTGATTACCGTGGCTAAATCTTTCATAGCGTACTCTCCCAACCTTCCGGGCTATTCCAGTGTGGTCCAGTAGACGTGCCGAACGGCGATGCACACCCGCGATTCCAGGAGTTACCGCAACGCGACGGTCGGCCAGCATTGGCCCAGTTAGTCGCCTTCACAACGCGCTCATCGAATCTCGATGCTCTAAAAATCGTGGTTGGGCAGAGATGCTCTCGCATTTCAGGATCTGCGCCCCACATCTCGGACAGGTAGTCCATGACTAACCGGCAATCATCAACGGTGAAACCTTCACGCAAGCGAGCCGCAATCTGCTTGGACGCAATCGTCCCTTTGCGGAATCCAAGCGGTTTGGGCTTGCCAAGCTTTTCAGCCAGGGTAGCGATGTTCCGATTCAGATGGTCAATCAGGATTGACACCTGTTCAGCAATGACATCCCCCTGGGGGGTTGGGGGGGTAGCTCTTTTACCATTTAGGTTCCTGATAGATTCCGTATCCCGTTTTTGGGTGTCTTTCCCTCCAAAATTGGGGGTCTTTCCCTCGCTAACACTACCGTTTTCGGGTTCCTTTCCATCTGGAACACACCCGTTTTCGGTAACGTTACCGTTTTTGGGTGCCTTTGCTTTTTTAACAGCACCGTTTTTGGGTGCCTTTAAAGACTCCCGTTTTTGGGTATGTTTTGAATCCTCATAGCTCTCAGACACTCCTACCAGGCGATAGACGATAACCTGCCGTGTAGCCCCACGGCGTTCTCCGGTATCCACAATCAACCCCAGCGCAACCAGGTGTTTTAGGCTTGACTGCACTGTTTTTACATTCAACTCCGTGGCATCAGCCAAGGCGGCAATAGACGGGTACGCACACAGATCCGCACCGCACATATCAGCCAGCCAGGTTAAAACTGCCTTGGATGAGGAGCGCCCCGTCTTGATGGGTTTGGCCCACCGCATCGCATCAATGCTCACGCTAACCTCCGAAAACGGCTTTTAAAAATGGATAGAGCGGTTTCAATCGTCCACTCATAGGCGGGATCTGTTAGCTGATAGGTGACAATCTGCCTTTCTGTGCATGTCGAAACTACACGCACGATATGGCCATGGGTGCCCATGTACAGATGGCCAACCCTCGGAAACTTAGCCATGCGCCCTCCCGTTCCCGTAAAACTCACCCCACGCCGCATCAACAGCTGCGCGACCTACTACCACACCCTGGCGAGGTTGGTGGTTGCCTGGCCTATTGGATGCCGCTACGATTTGCTCATAGCTAAAGCGGCCACCAACAATCCGGCACCGAAATTGCGTTGATGGGCGGTTTTGGCTTAAAATGTTCATGCGTTTGAATCTCCACACAGGGCTTTATACGCAACCGACGCACCGGGACGGCATTCCCGGTGCGTCACCCACACGCCTGAATCGTCAGCAATTGCTGCTCCATTCAAAGCCATAAACGCGAAGAAGCCATACACGTGATGACGCATCTTCTTCCAAAACAACGCCGTTAACTCCCGCTTCTCATCACTGCAAATTACACCGTCTGCGATCGCCTCGATCTTTGCTTTAGCCAATTCACCATCGGCGGCAATCTCTCGCATGGAATGCTCGTAAAGCTCCACATTGTCGATCTGCTCTAGTACGGGGATATCAACCAGCAGTTTTCCTCGGCGTGCGGCGTGGTACTCAGCCAGCAGTGACGTCCCGGATAAATCCTCCATCTGCTCTATCTCTGCCAGCGTGAAAAACCGGCTAGCACACTTCTGATCCAAGTGATTGCGGAACGCGTCATAGGTCATGCCAAGCTGTGCGGCCATCGCCTTCTGGCCGCCTGGGTATGCTCGACACATTTCCTTGATCGTTGTCTTGATGTCTACCATCGTCTTTCCCTCTCGGTAGCTACTAGAGATTACTTACTAGTGTTAAATTGCTCACGCTCTTAGCATGCTCTAGTTCTGTACATTCAATAAAATCGAATAACGAACTAAAAGTACAACTTAGTCGCATGGCAATTTTTGTTTTCCCAAGCGCTTAATCTCCGCCGCAGAGAACTGACCGCGTGATGCCTTTGCAATCCGCGATGAGTAATCCGTCTCCCCCGTAAACTCGGTGCGCGGAAGGCTTCCGCGATCAATCCATTTATAGATTGCGCGCCGAGACAAACCGCAAGCATCTGCAACGACAGCAACGCGAACAGAGCGCAGTACATCAGCTAAAGTTGTCATTGGTGTTATGTATCCATTAAGTGAACTTTGGGTACATTCTATTACTGAACTGAAAGTACCGTCAACTGCAAATATACTTTGTACCTATGGTTCACTATAAAAAGCGTGACGATTTCCCCACTAGGCTTGCGCTGGCCTGTGATAAGGCGGGGTTTCCACGGTATGGGCGCCAGGCTGACATAGCTGGCAAAATGAAGGTAACGCCCAAAGCAGTGAGTAAATGGTTTAATGGAGAATCGGCTCCCAGGGGAACGAAGCTCGATCTCCTGGCTAAGGTTCTTGGGACTTCATCAGCTTACCTAGCAGGATACTCAGAAGAGGATGGCATAGTGGAGATGAGGCAGCGCCAGATTGGCGACTCATTCCGTGTTGACGTCTTAGATGTTCAAGCGAGCGCTGGCCCAGGCGTTATGGTTGATGGGCAATTTATTGAAAAGGTTAGAGCAATAGAATACACCACGGAGCATGCAAGGATGCTGTTCGGAGGAAGAAGTGAAGACTCAGTGAAGGTGATCACCGTAAAAGGTGACAGCATGGAAGGGACGATAAACCCAGGTGATGAAATATTTGTCGATGTGTCCGTGAACTTCTTTGACGGTGATGGTGTGTACGTTTTTGTTTATGAGCGCTGCCTTCACATAAAGAGGTTGCAGATGCATAAGAATAAATTACTAGTAATTTCAGATAATAAAGTATATCAGCCTTGGGATATTGATAAAGAGGATGAGCCGAAGCTTTACATCATGGCAAAGGTTCTTCTTCGCCAAAGCATCGAGTACAAACGATTCGCTTAAAATAAATCCCCTTAAAGTTCATTTGGTTATGCTTAAATGGACTTTTCATACACAATAAATGAACCGTGAGTACTTTACATAAATGAACTATTGGTACATCATTAGACCATCGAAACGGAACGCATCCATTCGATGACCGCTTAGACTCACAGCCTGATATCAGTAGATGTGACGAGTGCGAGGGGTGAAACGCATGTGAGAGCATGGGTGTGACCATTCTGATAGCCATCCACATAGACATTTGTGAGTGTCTATATGGATGACAAGTAGCACTACCTACAACGAGGTGAGGATGAGGGGCGTTATGGTTCAGCTAGAACCACAATTTTACAGACCTTTACTACCAACAAAGGCCCACTTAAAGATGAAATGGGCCTTGCTAATCTAAGAAATACTTTGTATTAATAAATTATTGATACAATTCTAACCAGTTATGGTTGAATCATCTTCGTCATTAAAGATTAATAAATCACCAGGTTGGCAATTTAAGTATCTGCATATCGCTTCTAATGTTGAGAAACGAATCCCCTTAACTTTTCCTTGTCTTAGTATTGATATGTTCTGCTCTGTGATACCTATTGCAGAGGCAAGGTCTTTTGATTTAATTTTGCGCTCGGCTAACAAGACATCTAATCTAACAATAATAGACATGATGTGATAGCCTCATATTATTTGTTGGTTTTCAGCATTAATAACGCTGGCTTTTTTTAATTATCTCAGATATTAATATGACGCAGAATGCGAAAAAAACAGCGGCAATATATTGAAAATCAATGCTGATAAAAATAACTCTATTCCCAATAGGTTCTTGAAATGTCAACCAATAACTAAGCAAAGGTTCGCACAATATATTTAATAGAATCCAAATAATTATTGATTTACCAACAGAGCCTAATAACCTTGCCGCGTTAGTGGAAAAATAATCCCCTTTAGAATAAGTATGGAATAGAACTCGTAACTGATATAGCCCATAAGATAATGAGACTAATGGAATGCCTGATAGGATAATTCCGCCAGTGATTTTCCACCACGGTAGCATTTCAAAATTAGTTAAGCCCATCATCTGTGCTGTAAGGCCATATCCACCACTATCTGACAACAGTGAAGGAAATATCCAAAATAGGCTATTGAATCCTAACATAAAAATGATAATGAAAAGAGATGCTGTAGACATGTGTTGACTAATCCTAGAAAGCTTCTGTGGTGACATACTGACCTCATACAAGTTCTGCTAACGGAGAAATTAATGTAAAACATTAATAAAATAATATCAATCATTAATTTTACAAGGCGCAAAGGTTTACATTTGTATGCTTTTTATGCATTTAGATGACTGCTCCAAACAGATAACAAAAACGACTCCCTCCCCCCAAGCCGGAGATCTGTACCTGCCACCGCAGCACACACAGAGAAAGGTTCTCGCTAACCTTGAAACTTAAGTATGAAGTGAGTTATTCGGTCTATCCGGCTAGAGCCCTTCTCTGTGTGAATCCCCAATATGCCAAGGGTTTCTCGACGCCTTGTCTGCTTGATATTAACGACAAAACATAGGTAAATAATATGACAATCGAATTAAATATTAACGCAAACATTATTGCGCACAAATTCGCAGAAGTTACATGCAATGATAATCCTTGTGGGTTTATCGTTAAAATAAAAGACAATCTCTATCATGCAATAAATCATGAGGGAGAAAGCCGAGGAACACACAAAAGTTTTCGCAAAGCATCAGAAAACCTAGCAAAACACTATGTAATACATCATCGTGATGATAGTGTTAACAAACGCAATGATAATAAATATGAAGTCAAGGATGAAGATGAGTTCGATGTTTTCATTGAGAGGCTAAGCCAAAAATTAGCTAATCACATCATAAATAACGTGAAAAATAAACAGCATTCTATCCACTAGTAATTTACTATATACCCAGTGTGGTGAATGCGGTTATGCGCACGCGGCATCAGTCAAGCGTTCCCCCCGATGGGCGTCACGTCGTCAATAGTAGTTGACTGGCTATTGGCACCGGGAAGCACCCGGCACCAC